TTTGAAGGATTTCGCGCGGTTGTTGACAACATTTTTGGAGCCATTAAATGGTACGTCATGAATGTTGCCGTTCCATATTTTCAATTCCTTGGTTCAATCGTCATGGCAGTTTTTAATCAAATAAAAGACGGCTGGAATAACACAGTTGGCGGTTTTAGTTTTCAGTTTCCAGATTGGATTAAATACACAGGCGTCGTCGGGGCTGCTCTTGCAGGAAAAGGTTTCAGTGTTCCCAAAATTGGCGGTGGCGGTGGCGGTGGCGGAGCAACGTCAAGCGTTCGCGCGTTTGAAGAATCACAAAAAAACGCGCCTGCAATCCCAACTGCATTGACTCCAGCAACCGTTGCAGCAGCTGCGCCAGGCAAACCACAGAGCAGCGCGCCACCAATCTTTGACAACACGTCAGGCAACGCAGGAGGCTTTGAGAACGCAGGCATTGGCGGTATCGGCCCATTCAGCAACATCACCATCAACATGGACGCAGGACTCGTCTCATCGCCTGCCACAGTTGGTCAAGACATCATCGACGCCATCCTCGCAGCGCAACGCAACTCAGGGCAGGTCTTCGCACCTGCTGCAACTTTCTAATGACCGTCCCCACATACCAAGTCCTCGTCGGATTCCAGACGACCACAGGATTCGGTCAACCGTTCCAACTCAACGACGCCGTCTTCGGTCTACTGAACACAGGCACCCTCGGCGGTCTCGCATACGCCGACCTCACTTCGCTTGTTCTGTCGGTCAACATCAAGCGCGGACGCAATCGCCAACTTGACCAGTTCAACGCAGGAACCGCACAGGTCGTCTTCAACAACAACTCCCGCATCCTTGACCCGCTCAACACCTCCTCGATCTACTACCCGTTCGTTCTGCCTCGCTCCCCCATTATCATCTACGCCAACGGCACCCCCATCTACACAGGCTTCGTTGAGGATTGGGACTTGGATTATCAAAACGCCAACCAAAGCAGAATGTTTGCTCGATGCGTTGACGCCTTCGGCACCCTGGCGAATCAGCAACTCAACGCCTTCACCCCGTCCGCACAGACTTCAGGCTTGCGCGTAGAAGCCGTTCTAGACCGTCCAGAGATTGCATACCAGGGCGCAAGGTCTATCGGTACAGGGTCGTCAACTTTGGGGGCTTACGCGGTCTCTCAGGACACAAACGTCCTCAACTATTTACAGCAGGTCAACACCTCCGAACAGGGGTATCTCTACACCTCAGCAGACGGAACCCTCACCTTCAAGGGCAGGTCAAGCGTTCTCAACCCCGTCTCAGGCGCGTCGTTTACGACCAACGGCACAGGCATCCCATATATGAGCCTGGTTAACCAATACGGATCAGAATTGCTCTACAACTACATCGTGACGCAATCGCCCGCAGGAGCGGCGCAAACAAACTCCGACTCGACGTCAATCTCTTTGTATCAGGCGCAGAACTACAACCTTCTTAGTCTGCTCAACTCCACGACCTCAGAAGTCAACGGTCTCGGCGCGTACCTCCTTGGCAAATACCGCAACCCCGTTGTCCGCTTCACAGGCGTCTCATGCGAACTTGCAGCTCTTACTTCCGCGCAATGGGCAACCATATTTGCCATTGACCTGACGTCAATCGTGACAGTCCAAAAGGATTACAACACCGGAACCCCGCTCACAGAATCGCAGACCCTAATCACTTCAGGAATTGAACACCGAATCGTTCCAGGGTCTCACATTGTTTCGTACACTTTTGAAAGTACGGACGGCAACCAATACTTAACCCTTGACGATGCAATTTTCGGAACGCTCGACAACAACCTTTTAAGTTTCTAAAGGAGACAAAACATGGCAACATACGGAACATTCGTTGCAGGTCAAATCTTGACCGCAGCAGAACTAAACGCAACAGGCGTTTGGACATCGTTCACCCCCAACTACACCAACCTCACAACAGGCAACGGAACAAGCGTTGGGCAATATGTAATCATCAACAAAATGCTTTGGATTCAAACTGCTTTCACCCTCGGATCAACCAGTGCAGTCGGTGACCCTGTGTCAATGACAATTCCAAACTCTTTGACAATGGCTACAACCAGTGGAACAACAGTTGGCCATGCAGTATTTAACGACGCAGGAGTTGCAACATACACAGGCATTGTGCAAGTCATTAGCTCAACAAAGGTTCAGCCATTTGTCACTAACGTGTCGGCAACTTACGCAACGTTAAACTCGTTAAACGGGACGCGTCCTTTTGCTTCTTTTTCTGGCGATCAGTATTTTATGGACTTTATGGTTCAACTGGCATGATGCGAAAAAGCCTGATTCTATTGGTTATTTGCGCATCGCTAACTGCTTGCGCAGACCGTGAACGCCTTAACTGCCCACCAACCAAAAACAAAGCACTACGCGGCGTAACCGAAACAATCTCAACAACAATTGCACCTGCCTACGGCACTGGAGGGAAATGCACATGAAACCAGACAACAGACATACAAACGAAGAAATCAAAGCACGACTCATCTTTGTCGTAGCCATCGGCTTGACGCTTGCCTTCGTTCTGTCAATCATCTCACTTCTTTACGGCCTTCTCTTCGTGACACAGCCTCTCGAAGTCAGCCCTAATGACGATGCAGCCTGGTCTGTACTGTCGCCAATGCTCGCCACCCTTACTGGCGGGCTTCTCGGGGTACTCGCAGGTAACGGCCTCAAGGATCGTCCGAAAGACCCACCTGCACCATGACCGCTCGCAAATACCCGTTCTGGCCTTCTTGGGACGGCAAAGCCACCTCGCCAATTACAAAGAAATTCTTTGATCTATGTCAACGGCGTTGGGCATTTACGAATCTAGGAATGTACGTCAACCGTCCGATGCGCGGTTCTAAAAACCTCAGCGTCCATGCGACAGGCTTCGCAGTCGATATGGGTTATCCCGCAACTCGAGCAGGAAGAGCAGCTGCAAAAGAAGCATGGGAATGGCTCGTCAATAATTCAGAAGAATTGCTCCTTTGCGAATTGCACGATTACTCCTTCCGCAACCCTGCACAACCCGAATCAGACAAAACCGCATGGGGTAGGGGCTATCGCTCGTCGCGCGGGCCAGGGCAAAAAGGCGTCAAATTGTTTACTTCAAAAGACAATGCCGGAACCCCAGGCGGTGTCTGGCTCCATGCCGAAATCTCTAACGAATGGGAAAGTCCAGAAGCATTCGAAGCAGCATGGAGAGCCTTGCCGAAACCATAAATCGCCCGAAGAAATCACCCTCTTCGCGCTAGACCTCGGGACTGACTGTGTTTCCCTCATTGGTTCCGAGGTCGAATCCGCCACCTAGACCCTCGCTTGTGTTACAACATCCAGACACGAACAGCGAAGGGAAACCGCTATGACCGATACACAATTCATTTACAGTTTCATAATGGGATGGGTCAGTTGCTGGCTATGGCTCAAGATGATGGCTAACAGGTGATGCTTCCAACGTGGGGCTATATGCCGTTATGGTCTAAAGACAAACTAACCCTCGTCCAAATCTTCACGGATTCGGCAACAGAAGAGATCGTCAAAGTCACAGTCGCCACAAGGCGCGCTCCCTGGATGACGTTCGCTTCGATTACAGAAGTTGAAAAGGTTGACTAAGAGAATCATGGCAATCGCCCTCATCACCGCAATATCCATCCCCGCTCCGGCATTCGCAGCTGCACAGCGCGACACCTTCAGCAAATACAACGGCGTCCTGCCAGACGCTTACTACGACGGACTAGCCCGTTGTGAAACTGGCGGAAACTGGCAACACTCGACGTGCTCATACACGGGCGGTCTCGGCATCTACCGAGGCACCTGGAAGACGTGGTCAGACTCCTCGAGCGCAAAAGGCAAGACCCCCGCGCAACAGGTCAAGGTCGCAGACGCAATCGCATTCAAAAGCCACATCAACCCAGACGGAACAAAAGTCTGGCGCGTTGGGCCTTGGGGATGGGGATGCCTCAAAGGGCAGAAATCCTTACAGGCGTTCATCTGCAAGTCACGACACAAGGATGTTGCAAGATGGAAGCGCGGATGCGGTATTGTCCGTAAAAGCAAATAGCAACAAGTGAGGGAAACACTATGGAATTAACAACCGACGAAATCATTGCGCGTCTTATGAATCTGTCAGTCAAACTTGACGGAGAGATGCGCTTTGAAGAAGGCTCAACGGTCAGTCAGGCAATCGCTCTGATCATGACAATGCGCAACTCGGCAGAACGCCTACGCCATCCAAGCATGAGCAACAACAACGACGAACTGAAAGCAGTCATCGAGTGGATTGTTGACCAGAAATGAGCATTGAAGATTACGAACCAGTCGCCTCGCGCCTTGCTCGCTTCTGGGAAAAACATCCTGAAGGACGAGTCATCACAAAACTCATCACATTTGAAGGTGACCGCGTCATTGTCCAGGCCGACATCTATGTCAACCGCGAAGACGACCGACCTATTGCGACCGACTTCGCTGAAGAAATACGCGGGTCAAGCAACGTCAACAAGACAAGTCACATTGAGAACGCAGCCACATCGGCAATTGGACGCGCCCTCGCTGACTGCGACTTTGCCTCGAGTACCGACTGGACGAAACGCCCCTCGAGGGAAGAACTGCAAAAGG